TCAGTAGACTCAGCAATAGCGTCAGCTAGGTAAGACATTACGAAACCATGAAATTCTGGAGTATTTCTGTTATTTGCACCAGCACCCATTTGATTACTTTCCCATGCACTTAGTAAGTCTTGCTTACATAATTGAATATTTAATTTTAGAGCTTTAGGAGTAATTACTTTCTCAGTAAGAGCAAGATTTCCAGTAGCTGTAAAATCACATGATTCGTCTTGTACAAAACCAGAACCTACTAGAGATTTAACGATAGCTTTATACTTTACGTTATCCATAATAGTTAAATGGTCAAGAGTTTTACTTTCTTTCATAGCAGCTGCTATGTACATTCCAGCATCTGTTCCTACAAATGATGAAGTGATTGTTGTTGTTGTAGCCATAATTTTAATTTTTTTTAAGTTATTATTTAGTTAAGTTATATAAGAATCTATCTTGTCTAGTCATTTTAGCTAGTTCTTTTTTAGACAGTTCTTTTGTTTCTTTTGCAAATTTATTAACATTTACTGGAGCAGTAGCTGACTCATTTAATTGAGCTTTTAGTTCTACATTTTCAGTTTTTAGTGTTTCAATTTCACTTTTAAGAGCTACGATTGAATCATTAATTTCTGTTAGAAATTCGTCTTTATTAAATTCTACTTTTTCAGTAGTTGTAGTAGTAATAGATTTAGGAGTATTCATTGGAGCAGCTTCTATAACTGGAGCTTCTTCTTCTAATACTTCTTCTTCTTCTACTTCTTCTGTAACTTCTTCGTCTAGTACTGTATCTTCAGTTAACTCAGCTTCTTCTTCTACTACATCTTCTGTAGGAGCTTCACCTTCTGTTAATGATTCTACGATACCTTCTTCAGCAATTACAAAACCTAATCCATCTTCTGTAGCATATTCTCCTACTGGTAAAGGCATAGTAGTTCCGTCTTCTGTAAGTACGTTTACTAAACTTCCTTCAGCTAGAACGTCATCTTCAGAAACGATTATAGTACCATCTACTAGCTTAGCTTGAAATGAAAGTGAAGTTTCTTCTGATACTTCTTCATTCTTGTCTAAACCTAGAGCTACTAAAATTTGAGTTTTTAAATTCATAGTGTATAGTTTTTAGTTAATAATTAGTGTTAGTTATAAATAGAATTATTTTCTATCCGTTTGATTTTCAAAAATTAAAGAATGTAAAGCTTCTAGTATTTGTGTTTCAGTATAATCTTTTTGAGAAGACATTTTCTGTAATTTATTTACAAAAAAACCTTCTATAGATAATCCTTTTAATTCACCACTTTTAATCTTAGCCCACATGTCATCATTAAGAATTTCCATCTTTACGAACCATGTACCATCTGGTAAATCATATCCATACATTTTACTTTTATCGTTATCACCTTCTTTAATCCATGACTCTACAGTATGTACATCTAAAACATCTTCTTCATGCTGGTAAGTTGCATTATTATTATTATTGTGTTTTAAATATAAACTTGCTGCAGCTTTTACAGTTTCTTTAGAAAAGTAAACGTAATACTCACTATCAGTATCAGCGTCATATCTAAATATTTGTTTGTTAGGTATTAGAGCTGGTGAAACTAAACATCTTTGCTCTTCGTCTATCTTAGCTAGTGTTAAATTCATTTTCTTATCATCATTAAAAAAAACAAAATTTTCTTCTATAGCTGGAGTTGTTACTAAAGAGATAGCTGAGATTGTTAAATCTAAATTATCTTCGGCAATAATTAACTCTATGATTGATGTGCTTTTTCCTTTTTCCATATATCTTAATAGATTAAAATTAGTTTCGTTTGATTTTGATTGTGCAAATATACAAAAATTAATTTACATGACCAAACATATTATGTTATTTATTTAATATAATTGTATAGTACAGATTTTGTACAGTCGTTAGTTATTTAGTATATATATATTATATAATAATTAGTTAATAAAAGATTAGTATATATATAATGACAGTACAGATTCTGTACCATAGGATTTACTAGAGAAGCCCTATAGTACAGATTACGACCTATAGAGATTATATTGTAGCTCTTTCTCTAATTTTATTTAATCCATCTTGACTATCTGTAATCTCATCAGTAACTACATAAGCTCTAAGAGGTTTTTGTTCTTCACCACCACCTAATGTAAAGTTACCAGATAACATAGAAGGAGCAGGAGCTTGAGCTTGTACACCACCTATAGAACCACCACTATCACCAGTAGGTAATTTAGTAGATAATATATTTTTAACATTAGCTAAACCTCCTGCTAATACAGTACCAGCTGCTACAAATTTTAAAGCTGTAGAAGGAATACTTTTATCTTTCATTACTTCTGATACACCTTGATAAGTATTTATTAAAGTTTGTGCTACAGCTAATTGTTTATTTTCATTTGCTAATTTACCTACAGCACCAGCAAAATTAGATATGATAGTTAATTTCTGTTCTTCTGACATTTGTATAGTATCAGTAGTTTTTTTAGAGTTCTGTCTTAATAAAGCTTGATATCTACTCTCTGCAGCTGTTCTAAGCTTCTCTTTTTGTTCTTCAGTAACTTTCATCATTTCAATACTTCTTAGCTCCATATCTCTCTGAATCTCTAATTGTTTTTCAGCTCTTTCTTTTTCATTATCTATTAAAAGTAAAGTAGTTTCATTTTCTAGAGCTAATAATTTATCTGTAAATAATCTTTTTTGTTCAAAGAATCTTTTATCTTCTTCTTCTTGTAATCTTTCAAATTCTTTAGCTTCTGCTATTTTTTCATTTAGTTTAGCTTTTTCATTTGCTGCAGCTTCATTTACTAAAGCAATTTCTTCAGATTTCATTCTTTTCCTTTCACTAAAGTTAGCTTTTTTAATTCTAAATACTTCAGCTGTTAATCTAGCTTCTTCATCTAAATTAGCTTGAGTAGATTTACTGTATGAATTTTCTTCTATTCTAAATCTTAATTTTTCTTCTGCTACATGCATATCTTTCTCTAATTGTTCAGCTGCTAACTTATTAGCTTTTCTCATAAATCCTAATCTTTCATCAGTATCAAAACCTTCTATATCTCTAGCTTTTAATCTTAATTCCATCATTTCAGCTTCAGCTTTTGCTTTATCTACTATAGCACCTCTTTCAAATATTTGAAGAGCTAATCTATCTTTCTCTAATTGCTTAGCTTTAGCCATTTCCTCTCTAGTTTTTTCACCAAATTCACCCATTTCTTTCTTAACTCCAGCTAATCCTTCTTTAAAAGCTTTAAAATCACCATTTATTAAATCAAATAAAGCTCCACCTAAGTTACTTACTATATCTGTTAAATTTCCAAATACTACTCCTACTTGAGCTGTAATTTCTTTTAATTTAGCTGCACCTTTTTCACTATCACTAAAGAATTGTACTAATGAACCTATAGCTATTAAGAATATACCTATACCAGTACTAATAAGACCAGCTTTAATACTAGAAAACATTAATCTACCAGCTGCTTTTACTTTTGTGAAAGCCATTTTCATACCTCCAACAGACATTCCAAACATTTGAAACGAAGAAGCAGTAGCTTTAGCTTCTTTATCTAATTCTTTGATAGATTTTTTAGCTTTTTTAGTGTTTTTATCTAATTTATCTGTATCTTTTGCTACCTTACCTACAGTAGATTTTATCTCGTATGTTACTGTTTTTTTCATGTTTTCTGTATTAATTCGTTAATATACTTGTATTTTGATTGTGTATTTGCTCTACTAATTCAATAGATAAAGACCATGCTATATTTTTGTTATTTGTACCTATTGTTTGTTCAGCACATTGACCATATACTTGATTTCTGTTATATAATGTACCATTTGTTAAGGTATTAGCTGTATCACCATCTACTAAATTAAAAACTATAGCTAAATTATTAACTATTGTCTTATCTAAAAGAAAATTATCTAATTCTGTGATACCAGAAGCGTTACATGTAACAGAAGCTGTATATGTAGCCATGTATTTCTCTCCTAATGCTTCACTAGAAGCTATTACAGAGCATTTTAATACAGCTAATGAGTTTGGCTGCATAGGAAAGCCGAAAACACCGTCAACACCACTTAAAGTAGCAAATGATTGAAAACCTCCTACTAAACTAGCTGCAGTCATATGAAATCTAGATGTCTGAGTTATAAATGTAGACGTTCCTCCAGTTAAATTAGGTAATCCGTCATCTAATGAACCACCTACAATAACTTCACCAGTTCTAATAGCTACAGCACCAGTTCCAGATAGTATAGCAGCATTATTTACACTATTTGCTACTGTATTACTATTACCAGATACAAATACTGAATTATTTTGACCTTTTGCTATGTTATTATTACCATTTAAAGTTACATTAGATACTCTAGACTCTATTTTATTATTAATACCTTTTAAAGAGTTTCTATCCTTGTCAAAATCTTTACTTAAATTAAAAGATATACTATCTATACTACAAGTACCATTAAATTTATTATATTTATATCCATAAGCTTCACATGATAACTGATTAGGATTAACTTCATCAGTTCCATCAGTAAAATATACTCTTCCAGAATTATCTACTCTATCTGGTTTTATTTTAAATCCTTTTTTATATTCCATTATGGTATAAGTATTAATTCTACGTTAGAAATTCCGTTTGGTTTGTAATCTATATTATTAACTCTATATTCTCTATTTTTTAACATTATTTTATCATAAAATCTGAATGAAGCTAGGTCATTAGGAGTTAATACTAATTCTGTATTGATTATTTTAGTATCTACATGATATAATTCATCATAATATGCAGCCCAGTACTCACTGAATAGATTTCTTATAGCTCCATACCCTCCAAATATCATAGGACATGCTTTCCAGTTCAAATCTAGTGTACCATTGTTAGTAGGAAAATCATTAAAATGAGAAAATTGTAAATAAGAATATTTTTGACTAAATTGATGAGTAGTACTATTTTGTATAGGTGAAGTATAAGGGAAACCTCCGTTTATTAATCCATTATCATATAAAATTCTAGGTTCATTATCATATGATTCATATTCAGTCTTATCTTCATTAGATTTAAATATAGAAGGTATAATCATAGAATTAACTCCTTGTTTTATAGGTTTTAATAAAGTAGGAGCAAATATAACAGTATCTATAGTCTGTTCACCTCTTAATATTGTTAAATTACTAGCGTCAAAAGTTTCAGACCCATATAAGTAAGGTATTCCATCATTTTGAGGTATAGATTTAGTATAAACATTAGATGTATGGTCATTCTCGTCTTTCACATACGTAAAATGAGACGTTTTAACGAGTTCTAAAGACTTTATGGTATGTTGACCTCTGTTTTCTTTATTAGTCCAGTCATGAGTCTTAGAATCACTGTTATATACAAAAATATCATTATATGGTTCTATAATAAATGACTTAGAATCATTTTCAGAAGGTATAGTAATTAAATTAAACATATTAAATATAGATTTAATGAAATCCCACTGTTTGATATCACCTCTAGAAGATTGTAATAGAGATTCAGCATCTACTCCTATAGAAGTAACAGAAAATTTACAAGTATTAAATAATGTCTGAAAAAAACCATTAGTATCACTTTGTAATCTTTGTCTAACATCAGATTGAGATGTATCTGACTTACCTTGAAATTCTAAAGTATCACCAGCGTTAAGTGTTACAGTATTATTAAAATATAAGTTTTCAAATCCATCAGTAAAGATATTAGAAGGATTAAAAGTAGTAGTTAATTTATCAAACTCTTCTTCTGTACCATCTACTCTAGTTAATAATACTCTAGAAAATAAAGTTCTACCATTCAATGAATCGTCATTAAAAAATTGTAATCTTATATCATAATTTACTTCTTGATTGTTAGTAGTAGCTGTAAATCTTCTATTAGATGTATCATAAAAATCTGAATTATTTACATTATCTGCAATAGGTATTAAAAAATTCTTATAAGCATTATCTTTATAATATATAGTTACATCACCATTATATCTTTGTTCAAATTCTCTGTCTACAGATTTAGAAGCTCCATTTCCTTCACCGAAGTTAAAATCCATATATAATTTTGTAAATTTATCATGACTAAAGAAATTAGATTCATATTTAAATCCAGCTCTATCAAATATATTGTCTACTAAATATTTAACATTAATAAATGGTCTAAAAACATCTTCTAATCTATTTAATTGTAAACTAGAACCATCTACATCTAAATTACCAGTATAATCTATAAAAGGATATTTTAATACTGAAGTTCTATTTAAATCTACTCCATCATATGCAAAAGAATTAGGATTTAATTGATTTACTAAAGGTAATTCACCTATAAATGATTTTTCTATACTATCTGAAGTATAATCATGTTCTAATTCACTAAAATCTAAATCTTTAAAGCTTCTCTCTTTTAAAGTATCTGCTAAACTAATTACATCACTATATAAATGTACATTGTACATAGGTTCGTCATCTACAAACTTAATATCTGTTAATTTAAGAAATCCTTCAAATATTATTATACCATCTTGAGATAATTTAGCTTTAGTTTGCATTAAAGGGTTAAATGTTTGTACTTTATCTTTTACAGATACAGTTACATCAAATAGATTATAAAATATCTTATTATTATTCTTAGTAGCTGGTAAACTAAATGATTTACTATATGATTGTACTTTTTCAGTAGCATTTTTAAATTCATCTACTGATAATGTTAATGGTATGTCATCAAATTTAACTAAATCTAATAATTCTTGACCATCATATATATCTGAGTATGTAAAAGTAGGAATAGTTAAAGATTCTTTAATAGATATACCATCTATAGCAGCATTTTTATCAGTTAAAGGTGAATACTGTATGAATAATATTTCTTCAGTAGATTGAGCTTCAAAAGTAATAATTTCAGTACCAGCATTAGTAGAAATACCATGTAAATCACCTCCTCCTAAAGTATCACTTCTACCATCTATGCCTATAACAAATATTCCAGCATTAGCGTCATCTGTAGTCTTTATAATCTC